TTAACTAATACGACATCGGTAACTATTGGTTATACTGGCTAGGAGGTTAAATGGCTAACACTACCTCGGGCACAACTACTTTTGATAAAACTTTTTCTATTGATGAAATAGTAGAAGAGGCTTTTGAACGTCTTGGTATTCAAGATGTAACAGGTTATCATTTAAAAACTTCTAGAAGATCTTTAAATATAATGCTTCAAGAATGGGGCAATAGAGGTATTCATTATTGGGAAATAGCAGAAACCAATATTGACATGATTGAAGGTCAAGCAGAATATAAATTTTTTAGAGCAAGTTCAGATGGTACAAGTGCAACAACCACGCCAACGAATGGTATTTATGGTATGTCCGATGTTCTTGAAGCACAGCTAAGATCTAATAGAACTCAAACAACTCAATCTGATAGTCCGATGACTAAAGTAGATAGATCTACGTACGCAGGATTTTCTAATAAATTATCAAAAGGTACACCTAATCAGTATTGGGTACAAAGATTTATAGATCATGTAAGTATTAGTGTTTATCCAACACCTGATTCAACAAATGCATCTAAAGACATGCACATATATTATATTAAAAGAATACAAGATATAGGTGCATATACAAATGCAACTGATTTACCTTTTAGATTTGTACCATGTATGGTTTCAGGATTAGCTTATTATTTATCTATGAAATATAATCCACAACTTACACAACAAATGAAAATGTTATATGAAGATGAATTCCAAAGAGCATTACAAGAAGATGGTTCAGCTTCAAGTACATACATAACACCTAAAACTTATTACCCAGGAACATAATGTCTAAATACGCAACAGGAAAATATGCAAGAGCAATTTCAGATAGATCAGGTATGGAGTTTCCATACAGAGAAATGGTCAGAGAATGGAATGGTGCATTTGTTCATGTTTCAGAATACGAACCCAAGCAGCCACAATTAGAACCTAAACCACAAGGTGCAGATGGCATTGCATTATTAAATGTAAGATCAGACAGAACAGAACCAGCTACAACTGTTAGACTACCAAACAATGCTTTTGAAACATACCAAGCAGGATCTGCTATTATAAATGTTTTTGCACCAGGTCATGGTTTAACTGACAACACAACGTATAGATTTAGAGGAGCACCTACAACTTCTCCAGGAACAGGAACTTCCACGAATCCTGTTTTTGCTTACGCTGCAATTCCAAATTTTGATGGCATATCAGGATCTAATGTTACAAAAGCTGCAGGATACACAATAAGAACTGGAAAATATAAATCAGGTGCAAGAGA